GAAGGGTTGGCGACACCGTCACCCTAAAGCTAAATAAAATCCAGGAAGACTTCTATCGCCGGATTATGAAGGCGCGTGAAGAGGGGAGGCCTGGGCGCTTCATCGTTCTCAAGGCGAGGCGCATGGGGCTGTCTACCGTCACCCAGGCGTTCATGTTTCATCAGTGCCTGACAAAGATGAATAGGCGAGCGTTTGTAACAGCGGTAGATAGAATCACTACCAACAACATCTTCATGATGGCTAAGAAGATGTACGACAACCTGCCCAATGGCACGTCTACAGACGATCCTGGAAAGGTTCACAAGGCAGAGTCATCCAAAGAGGCTGCGGACTTACACAACAACAAGCCACTAGACCTTCGCCCAGAGTTGAGGCGAAACAACGATAACGAGCTCTGGATGACTCACCCGCTAGACGAAACAGCGGGGCTTAACTCCAGGTTCGAGGTGTCTGTTGCAGACGCAGTCCACTCGACTCGAGGCTTTGAGATCCACTACTTCCACGGGTCTGAGATCGCCTTTTGGGGAGATCCAGCAACATTCATGCTTGGTCTTATGCAGACCCTGTCTGACGACCCAGAGACACTGGTAGTGCTCGAGTCTACGGCGAACGGAGCCGGCGGATATTTCTATAAAGAGTTCTGGAAGGCTTGGAATAAAGAGGACAGCAAGGGCAACCCTATCGACAGCGAGTGGGAGGCCATTTTCTATCCGTGGCATGCAATGCCGAACTACATCAGGGAGATTCCAGACGGAGTTACCTTCAGTGACTTGATAGGCAGGTTTGACGACGAACTGCTTTCGATGATTCAAGCCTACGACCTGCACCCGGAGCAGGCGTATTGGGCATACCGAACCTGGATGGATAAGTGTCAGGGTAACTGGGACCTGTTTAAGCAGGAGTATCCAGGTAAGCCAGAAGAGGCCTTTGCGTTCTCGGCAAGCCGTGTTTTTGAGGAGCCAGACCTGGCTGCAATCGAGCATGGCTTTGTAAAGAAGCCAAGATTCGTTGGCGATATTGTCGACGTTTCAGGGCAAGAGGACTCTAGCTCAAGGATTGGCCTAGCCTCCTTCATGTCTCCGGAGTTGTCCGGTCACGGGAGCGCAAAGAGCGACTCTCTATGGGTTTGGGAATGGCCCGAAGACGGGGTGAAGTATGTCGTTGCTGTAGACCCTGCGTCGGGAAGGTCTACCGGGGACTGGACTGCTATCCAAGTAGTGCGCGCTGATACGAGGGAGCAGGTTGCGGAGTATCAGGGAAAGACAGAGGCTCTGCAGACTTCGGAAAAGGCTGTGCTTTTGTGTAGGCACTACAATGATGCGCTGCTTTCTTGGGAGATTAACGGCGTTGGTCATGCAGTTTCTCTTGGCATCATGCAGACTGAGTACTGGAATCTGTACCAACGAGAGCAGGTTGAGTCAGTAAACTTTGAGGCTAGGTTTGGTTGGGCGACAACAATTGCTACAAAGCCCATCATGGTTCATGTAGGAATAGACATTATTCGCTCAAGGATGCCAGTCATTAGAAGCCAACGCTTGGTCAAGGAAATGCGAATGTTCATGGAACTGACCAAGCGATCTGCTGGATCTGTTGCTTTAGTTTCTGGCGATGAGATGTATAAACGGGTTAAGGTTGGCGCCCCTCCTGGGGAGCATGACGACTTAGTTATGGCCTGGCTGCAGGCGCAAACCGTATGTGATCTGGAGGTTGGTTCAAGCAACAGGAAGGACCCGAGGGAGAGAGACCTTCCTCCTCCTAGCTGGACCGCCTGGAGCGAAGACGATGACTACCGGCCAATCAAGAAGAGTGGCCTTGGATCTAAGTGGGTGTGATGGCTAAGTTCGACCCGACCAAGATTTCTATAAAGCAAGAGGCTGCATCGGAGCTTCTCGACAAGGTGCTCGTGGCAGAGTCCACGATTAGAAAAGCGCACTTCGACGACTGGCGAAATCTAATGGATGCCTATCGATTGGGAGTAGAGAAAGAGGATGGTGGTCGCGGAATGGCCTTAGTTTCCTCCTCTATTGAGGGGATTAAGCCGCACATCTTTCACAATGACCCTGCAATCTATGCAAGGCCGCGAAGGCCATCGGACTCTGGAGAGGCAAAGGCAAAGTCTAAGGTTGCGGAATCTGCGCTTGCGTATGAATGGGTAGAGGGTGGCTTTAATGAGGAGTGTCGAAAGGTTCTCGACGACGCTCTGATCCTCTCTGCTGGAATCGGAAGAATCACTTACCAACCAGCTGGCATTTTTGTTCCTGTAGAGGACTATGACCGGGACCTAGACGAGGACGACACTTTTGACGACGACGACGGAATGCAGACAGTGCGCGACCGTCTTGAGGAGATGGGCATTCCGGCAGATAGACCGGCAGCTCATGCCACGCTTCTACGAGTGAGCCCGTTTAACTTTGTATTTCCACCTGGATATGACGAGATTGGCCGGATGCCATGGGTTGCCATTCGGCACCTTATCCACGTAGACGAGGTCAAGAACGACAGTCGTTTCGCAAACACCAAGGACCTTGTTGCTGACAAGGTTAAGTCTCTCGACGAGTTGAATGAGTCAGGCGTTGGAAATGTATGGCGGCGTGAACAAGCCGAGCACATAGAGGTTTACGAGGTCTGGTATCACGCCTGGGCGAACCGAGTTGTTCGCTCGAGCGGTCGTCGAAAGCGTAGGCGCGTAAAGGAGATGCGTGTCTTGTGGGCTTGCCGACAGGGAGATGGCGGCGATGACGTTACTATCTTGAAGCATGCGCTTAGCCCGCTTGACATGGAAGGCTACCCGTTTGTCGACCTTCGCTTCGATAAAGTGAACGATCAGTTTTACGGCATCTCGCTCGCGCAAAAGATTCTTCCTTTATCTGAAAAGGTTCAGCGGCTGATGGACGGCGCTGTTAGTGGGCTTGAGGCCTCTATGGCACTTAAAACTGTCTACAAGGACGGCATCTTCGACAAGAACGCAAAGGCGGCTCTTGCGTCGAATCAGCCACAGATGGTTGCGGCCAAGAGCAAGAATGTTGCAGCTGACGTTAGAAACCTAGTAATGCCTGCGTTCCCTCAAGAGTTTGTTGGGACGATGAACCTTATTCGCTCCTTTATGAACGAGGTGGGAGCGGGCGACGAGGCTCTTCGCGGCGGTCGGAGCTCAGCAAAGTCTGCAACAGAGGTGTCTTATAGAGCTGCGATGCACTCAGGGCGCTCTGAAACAAAGCTTCGCGTATTTGAGAAGTTTGTTCAGACTATTGCGAGAAAGACCCTTCAGGTCATGCAGCAGTTTTATGACGCTGATAGGTGGGTTCAGATCACCGGGCAGGACGAGCCCGTCTCATACTCTAGGAACGACATCAGGGGGGAGTTTGACGTAGGCGTACATGCTGGAAGCATGAAGCCCGTTGGTCCAGAGGCGGAGCGCCAGTCATACATTGGGTTCATGAATGCCTTGGGTATGTCAGCTCAATCCCTTGCTGCAGCGCAGGTTCCGCCGGATGCGATTGCGGCCTTCTACACAAAGGCTCTTGAGCTCTGGGAACAGGACAGCCCCGAAATCAGGGATAGCTTTGCTCAGCTCTTTGGGCAGGCGGCGGGCCAGGCTGGCACAGCGCCCCCTGCACAGGAAGGCGGCGGACCTTTGCCAGAAGAGTCGATTGGTATGGGCGCTGCAGTTAATCCAGTAAGTGGGGAGTCGTTAACGATTCCTGCAGCTGGGCGCGAAGGTTTTGGGGCGCCTCCTGGCGTACCGCAGTTTTAGGAAGGAAAGTTAGATGCCTATTTACACGCTTAGGTGTTGCCGATGTGCCCATGCTTCTGAGCAGGGATTTACGGTTAACGCATTTGTGGCGCAGAAGGAGCGCGGATTCACCTACATCACATGCCCGAGGTGCCAGCGACGAGGCACGATGAGTCATGACTTTGTTGCGGATGTCAAAACGCAGTCAACTCATAGCGGTGAGTATACGTTTGCTGAGAACGCTCCTGAGGATCACTTAGTTGGGCAGACTGTCTCAAAGACGGAGGCTAAGCGGATCCTTAAGAAGCATGGCCTTATCGAGTCGGTAAAAGAGGGCAAGCGCGATCTCAATGCTGGAACCAAGCGGTATACGCAAGACGAGATTGTGAAGCGATGGACGGAAAACCGCGCACAAGAAACCGATTCTGAAGACAAGCAAGTTGACACAACTACCGCAGAAGTGGATACGATTGTTTCCAAGACTTGGCCTGCCCTTAAAAAGCAGGCTAAGGAACTCGGGATTAAGGTCCCGATTACAACTAAAAGGCCCGAACTTGAGCGACTGGTTCGGGAATCACTTACAACTTAGTCGCATTTTGGAGAACCCGTGAACCCTGAGCTTGACAGCGATAATCCAGCTCCGGAAGCAGCATCAGAGCACGTTGACAATTCAGAAGTGGCCGCTTCTGAGACCAACAGCCTTGGAGCGACTCCTGGTGAGGGAACCGATGTCTCGAGTGATGGTGCGAACGGTTCTGGGTCGTTTTGGTCTGGGAATCCCCTAGACCTTGAGCCGGAAAACCTAGCCATTTATCGAGAGATGCAGTCTGGTCTAACCTCAAAAACTCAAGAAATCGCTGATTTGAAGCGTGGACTTGATGAGGATAGGTCGGTACTGCAGGACCAACGAAACCAACTCCAACAGGCCTGGCTCGCTATGCAAGCACAGTCGGGTCAAAAGCCGAATGGGGCTGACAATGCGGGGCAGGAGACTGCTCCTACCGTTGACGAACTGCGTAAGCGGTTCACCGAGAAAGCTGAGAACGGGGATGGTTTTGGTGCCCTGCTTGAGATAATGGATGCGCGTATGAAGGCCTCTGGGTCTGGTCCGCGTGAGCACGAACTCCTCAAGGAGATTGATACGCTTAAGCGACAGGTCTATTCCGTCGCGGAGACTTTTGCTCCGCACCGGGAAGCCTCTCGTTTGAACACAATCTTTGAGGATATGAAGGGCGGGAATTACCGGGAGTTCAAGGATGAGCGCGTCAAAACGGAGATGCGTAAAATCTTGGATGCTAACGACCCAACAATTGTGAGCCTTCTCGGCTCGGGAACAGAGGATGCCTATCGGGCAGCTCTGTCTCTTGCCGGGGAGCGTGCCATCAGGGCGGTCAATGAGGGCCGTCTTATCGATAATGCTAAGCGAAGAGCCGAGTCTGCTCCTCCATCCAGCCAGTCAGGTACGTCTTCTTCTCCTATTGGATCTACTGCGACGATGTCTATGGATGACATCCTCGATCAGGTCCTGGGGCAGAATCCGGATTTGAAGGGTCGGTTTGGTTGAGTTGCGCGAAGCCTTCTAAGAGGTAACTAATGGGAGCTCCATTTTCGACAACACTTAGCGACTACACGAAGGCGTTCAGCCTTACGTGGGGCGCTAGCTGGGAGAAGCTTGTTTGGCTGATCCTAGAGCAGTCCCCCCTGCTGTACTCAATGTACAACAAGGGTTCTATCCACCTTGAGGCCGCGCCTAATGCGCGAGTCCCATTCGCCCACGCTGAGAATCCGAATGTGCAGACCTACCAGGGTTCGCAGGTTCTGAACACGGCTGACAGCGAGTTCGTCAAGATGTTCCTGTGGGACAACTGGGGGCAGATTTCCTGTCAGTCAGTCGTCGCATGCGACAAGGTCGATCTCAACCAGAACGCGAAGCGCCAGATTGGCAAGCTTCTCGATGCCGAGATGCAGCAGTGCGCTATTACTATGCGTAACTACATCGAGGAACAGCTTCACACGGCTAGCACCGTGAACGGCGACATCGACGGTATTCGCGGGATGATTGAGTTTGCGACTCCCGCAGTTCAGGCGGCAACCGCAAACAATACGGTCGGTAACGTCCAGAAGAACGCTAACTACCACTTCAACCAGTTCCAGCAGATCGGCGGCGGTTTCATGACTGCCGGTATTCCGACTTGGACTCAGCTCTACCGCGAGTGCTCGAAGTGGGGTCGTCGTCCTGACACGATGCTGGTCGATCCGGCTGTCTATGACGGCTACGAGGAATGGTGTGGACCGGAGCGTGCTTTGGTTGACGAGGCCATGGGAAGCGCAGGCTTCACCAGTCTCCGATTCAAGGGTGCAACTGTCATCCCTGACTACACCATCACCGAGAACAGTGGTGAGGGCTTTATGCTCAACATGACTGGTGGTGCGCCGAGTGCCTCTGCGGGGCACGGTTTTGTGCCTGGACTGCTGGACCCTGTGAAGGGCAAGAGCAAGGGCCAGACTAACCTTGGAAACATGGTTCTCTGGATTAACCCGAACGCTCACTTCTTCATGGATGACTGGCGTTTGGCCCAGGAGCAATGGGCTTGGATCTCCAAGACCAAGTTCCACGGCATTCTTACTGTTAACAATCTCCGCGAGCATGGTGCGTTTAACTTTGCTGGCGGTGCCTACAGCGCCTAGAAAGGGGTACTAAAATGGCTGTTGATAACCCTCTCGTACAGACG